CTTGTGAATGTAGAGGGGACGCACCGCAACACCCGACAACCAATCCGTACCGCATGATTCACGGAACGGGCCGTCGGTAAAAGACTTGCTAGCGTTGGTTGCGAAGCCAACGTCAGCAAGGAGCTTTACAACCTGTGGAGTCCAACGTGTGGGGACAATTAAATCATCCCCATACACAGCAACATCCTCTTCGGGTGGCACGACCGCTCGGATCAGAGAGTAGAAGATCAAACTCTCCAATTCGAAGGTATAGCCATTGCCCATTGAGGAAAACTGCTCGTACTTCACGTCTTCTAACCCTAGGTGTTGCATGATACCAACTTCCGACCTAAAAGTAGACAGAAGCTCAAACCACTGGGCCGGGAGCAACCATTTAACAAGGAGGTGAGAAACACACCCTGAGGCATTAGCGATGTCTATCGTTGAATGACTCCCACTGATAGACGCGCTTTTAGCCATCAAAGCGTTCTTTTCTTTTGCTCCAAGTCGTAGGTCGACCCCAACTGACAGCAGCTTGGACTTCATCAAATTCCCTATCCCTAGCTGAAAGAAACTGTTCAGCATGGGTTCGGAAGCGATTGTCCGGTCAGTAAAGGCATCTTTTGGTGCAAACGCGATTTTGTTACCATCGACGACGGAAAACCGCCGGTCGGACCAGCAGCGCAAGCTGCTACGGTCCCAAGCGCCAAACTCCTTGAGCAAGGCGCCCGCGATGGGTACAAGGTTGCTGGTGATTGTTATTTTTTCACCAAACTTCACCTCAGCGCCGGTCTTACGGGAGTCCCGAAGACCAACATTCGTACCCGGGCCAAACTTACAGAAAGAAAAGACTTTTTCCATCTCTACACGTCCCAGTATTACATGGGCGATTCGAGACGCCTTTTCGAGGAGGTGTACGACGCGGGGATTCACCCCAGAGTCTTTAAGCAGGATATACTCTATCCTGTTGTTGACTTTGCGACATACTTCCTCTCCCTGAAGGAGCTTCTCAACTGCTTTCGTTTGGCGTGCTTGGCGGTTACCCTTGAAGGGGTATTTCCGTATCAGATCTATGGCCTGCCGCCGGACCAAGTAGTCGTATGGGTTTAACCCCAGATCGACTTCAAAGTCCTTTAGCTCAGCCACGATCTTCAACGGATCTCCGCTCGAAAGCACACGTTTGACGTCAGCCACGAGGGCTGGGTCGTGAACGTTATCGCAAAACAATGATAACAGTTTCACAAGCTCACGCTCTGGGAAACCGGACCGACTATTGTCAGATCCTCTGGAACTTTGCTTCATAGTATGGTTCCTTAAGTGAAGGATCGGATTAAGTCGGGTTGTCCCGGTCTTCAACCCAGTTCGTTATGCTGACGCCGCCTGTATAACCGGATAGCGCCGCTTTGATGTCCTTGCGGACGGCAAGCGGGCAATCACCGGGAATGACGAAGTCGAGAGAAACTGTAGCAAACCTCATCAACCCCGTAGCAGCATTTGCAACATACGGTTTTGAGAAGGAAAAC